TTCTTCATCAGTTGTTTCTTCTACTTCTTCTTCATCTTCAAGTAGTGATTCGTAAATATCTCTTGATTTTTCTACCACGATTTCGTGGAACAATGCTTCTGCACCTTCTCTGTCTTCGTTGACAAGACGCTCAAGCATTTCTTCAAACTTATTGCGATCAGTCATGTTAATCTCCTTTATATATCTTTACAAGGCTGTCAGTTATATTTACACATAATTGAAAATATACGCTTAAAATGGTATCAAAACAGCGTATTTTAGTGTATTGAAGTGGTGATGTTGAATTTTTCTACAAAATTTTCAACATCTATATGTGTTAGATTGGGTAAATCTTTTAAATGATCTGGTATAAATCCTTCATTTTCTATTATTCGATAGTATTTAGTTTTTGGAAACTGATTTATACACATCATAGTTTGTCTTGTCCAATTTCCAAAATAAGTTGCTCTGTCTTCTGTTCTTTTATAATTTTGCGATCCAGCATATATGTTATTAACAAATTGCTTATCTTTTCCAATTCCTTCATAATCAAAACCTAAAATGTAAATTTCGTCATATGAATGTTGACTAGCTAAAAGTAATGCAGTAGGTCCACTACTCCATCCTTTGTTTGGATTCATAATATTAATTTGAGGTAAACCTTTTGTAACTTTATTTGAATTACTCCAAACACTATTATTTTTGTAATATTCAGTTTGAGATAATTCTATAATCATTTTAGTGTCTACACAAACTAAATGATCAGGAGCAAATTCTCTATACAAGGCATTACATCCATAGACTTTGCCTATTTCCTTTAAGTAGTTTGGATGGATTTTTTTTCTGCTGACACCGTTACCTAAAACAAATGCTCTTTTTATCATACGCCTCCGCCAAGTGCTGCTTGAGCTGCTAATCCGTACATTTGTCTAATGTAGTTTAGATCTTTCATTGACTCTTTTCTATGTGCATCACTGGCTTTGCGGGCTTTGTTTATATCTTTTAATGTTAGTCTACTTTTTCTTGTATCATCAACTTTAATCACACTTTGGTCGTCTTGCGGATCGTATGTTTCGTCCTCAACTGGTTCCATTGTATCTTTATCGAAGTAATATAGTTCTCGTAGTATCATATTATTATTTATATAGTTTGTGCCGTTTCAGTAGGTGCTGGTGTTCCGCCTAAATCGTTGCCAGTATTTGTTTCTGGTGGTTCGCCTGTTCCGCCATCAATACCACCTAAGTCTCCTTCTAGATCAGTTTCCATACCACCTAGGTCTCCTGCAAGGTCAGCACCGCTAAGGCCTGCACCACGCATTTCACCTGCCATGTCATCGTTAACTAGATCTACTAGATTTTCGTCGTTCTCTTCTCTCCACAAACGTTCGTTTTCTGCAATCTCTTCTGCACTTAATCCTAAGAAACGTTGCATAGCAAATCTATTTGAGATATAAGGTATACCTGCCATTTGCGTAAACGTTCCTATTCTGTTGTTATCAAGTTCTGCTTGTCTATATGCTGCAAAGTTTTGTGGTGGTGTTAACCTTAAGTCAAACATTGCAAAATCAATATTTGCACCTTTTGAACCTAAGAATAGTTTGAACTCTTTGTTGAATACTTCTTCAACCATGGATTGCAAACGTTCGCAGTATTTGTTAAAGCGAAGTTCTTGAATATAGGCAGTACCCACACGTCCATCATTGTATTGTGAAGCACCGTCATCTGCTCCAGTTGGTAAGTACGAACTTGGGATACGTAAGCCGCGTACCAACTTATTAGTAAAGTATCTAAGGTCATCAATTTCTCCTAAGTTGGTACCACCCGGAAGTGTTTCAACTTTTGAGCCACGCCCTTCAGCAGTTTGTGGAAAGAAGTAATCTTCGTTGATTGACAGAGGATTATAACTTGAGTCTATAACATTTGTGCCACCACCTGTCTTGGATGGGATACGTCTTTGGTGTATTTCCGTTTTTACACGCTCCACAAATTGCATAGCAAGGTGTGAAGGCATGTTACCCACATCAACGTAGAATACTCTGCGCTCTGGCGCACGTTGTACACGATAGATAATAATCGCATCTTCTAATAATTCTTTTTGTTTGTATACTTTAAAAATACTTTCTAATAGTGAATTACCAAATGGAAAGTTTTGATCAAGTCCTTCACTCATTGACAAATGTACAACATGATTTGCATCTACATAAGTTTCATCATGTTCTTGTGCAAATCTACTTGTGTTACCACTTGGTGTATGATTACCTGTTTGGCTTTGTTTTGTAACCGTTTGATATCCTGGACTTGTTCCTCCAGGTCCGTAACTATTAGTTGTGTTTAAAGGTGTTGCTTCTAGTGCTTCAAATGCAAAATTTAAATTTTTAACAACATACTGCTCAGGCTTTTTTCCTTCGCTTTCGTTAACAATAATTTTTGTTACTTGACTAGGATCAACGTGATACCATTTTTGTGTCTGTGGATCTCTAATAAAAAATTGGTCGCCATATTTAAATGCATTACGTATTGTTCTAAACATACGTGTTTCAAATTGATTTAATTTACACCATTGCTTTAGATATTGCCCTATAACTTGTACTTCGCTGTTAGTAGGCGATCCTTTAAAATCAATTTCAAAATGTGTATCGTTTTGTTTGTTTTTTTGTGAACAAAACTCAGCAAGAATATCTAGTGCAGCATTAACTTCACTATCGCTATCCATTGTATTGTATTGATTATAACGTTCAATACGATTTGGAGACCCTACATATACGTCAGGCAAATGAGAAGAATAATTTGCAGCAGCAGGACCTACGTTACCTGCACCTCGCATAGAAAATGGCGAATAACTGCCATTTCTATTGTCAGCAGTTGGAACTGGAGTAAAATATTTTTTCCAACTCATTTATAAACCTCTCATCATGTTACTTTGTAAGCCTTTGGTAGCTCTGTATGTTCTTTGTTGTGTGGTAACAGCGTTGCCCTCAATAAACACTAATTGATTTAAAATCTCAATCATTTTATCCATTTTTGTACCTAATTCAGCATTACCACTATATGCATTAGTACTTATCTGTTGTGCTACATTATTATTGCTTTCTTGAACGGTGCTTTCAACGTTGCGAATTGTTTTCATTAAATTCTGCATTACGCCCATACTTGTTTTTGCACTCATTACATTTGCTGGTCCGCTAATAAATTCAGGACCTGCTTCACCGACCATAGCAAATTCATTAGCACCAATAGGTCCACCTTCTGCTCTACCTCCACGGAAAAGTTTACCACCTAAACCTAATCTATGACTAGCGGCAACAGCACTTGCTTGTGCTTGTTCTCTAATAGCTGCTTGTAGTTTTGCTTCTGCTTCAGCTAACTGCTGCGAAACACCTACAACTGCACCATCAGTTTCTTGCAAACCAGTTGCTAACATATTAGCTTTTTGTTCTTGTAATTCATTTACACGAATTTCTGCGTCAAACACTGCAACTTTTGCGTCTTCAACAGCTTCTTGTGCTTTTTGTATTGCAGCTTGTGTTTCACTATCACGTTCTTTAGAATCTTCTATTTCTGCACCTAAACTTTGTGCAACTTCTTGTTGTGTGCTTTCTTGACTTAAGTCTTGTTGTCCATCTACTACTACATTCATAGGATCTCTAGATTCTCTATCAGCTAATCTAGCCATATCAAATAATCCGTCTACAGCACCTGCAAGTTTTTGTGCAATTTCATCAGAACTTGGAATAGCTGCTCTAAATTTTTCTAAACCAGCCATTGCAACATCTTCTAAACGAGGCATTACCGTTTCCATAGCAGTAACACTTAGATCACGCAATGCTTCTTGTGTTCTAATAGTTTCATCTAAAATACCTGTGGTAGTTTTCATTTGAACATATTGTTCATCTAAAATTTGATTTTGTAATCGTGCTTGCGTTTGAGCAGCAGTTTCGCCAGGTTCTGCTGCACCTTCAAGTGTATTTGCATAATCGTAACTTGCTGCACTTGCATTACTAAATGCGTTTGACACGGTGCTTAATCCACCTAAAACCGCAGTATTTCTAAAATCTTCACTGCGTTGATATTCCATTGCACTTGCTGTTGCTGCATCTATTGAATTTGCAAATTGATCAATGTTACCGCTATTAAATGCACTTGCGGCTGCATACAATTCTTCAGCACCACCACCCATTGCAAGTAAGGCACCTCTAGTTTGTTCTGTAGTAGGAGCACCTCGTAATGTTAAGTCAACAAATGCGTCTGCTGCATCTTTACCTAACTTTGCTTGGATTTCAGCAAGTTGTGCAGTAAATGCTGCTTGGTCTTCTTCTGACTTGCCCATTAAAAATGCATTTATGTCACCTGCACGTCTGCGTTCTTTCATTTCGTCAGCAATTTGTTCTCTTTGCTTACCTGTAAGTTTTGCTAGTCCGTCAAGCTGTACCATAAACTCTTTAGCACTAGCCGCTTGCTCTGCTGTGCTCCTGCGATCAGATCTTGCATTTGAATCGCTTATTTCACCGTATAATGCTAATCCTTCTGCAATGTCAGTTGTAGTATAACCTAATTTTCTTAGCTCAGTTCCTAATTCTTGTGTGTTTAAAACAAGGTTGTTCAACTCTCTAAAACGGCTTATAGCCATATCAGTTGTACCACCAAATGCACGTAAAGACTTGTTGTTTTGACCAAGGAATGTAGTCATTTCTTGAACACTCATTCCCATTTCAGCAGCAGCAACTTTAATGTCAACCATTTCTTTGCCAAAGGTTGCACCAATAGCACTTAGGTCTTGATATTCTTTTAAACTTGTTTCAGCAAACTGCACTAAACCATTTACAACTTTACCAAGTGTTTTACCCATGCCTCCTAAGGCATCTGTAGTTGTAGATAATGCAGTGCTGTAGGCACTCATATTTTGTTGGCCAGTGAGAAGCGCACCGCCTAAGCCAACAGCAGTCTGTGTTGTGCCTTGCAGTACGTTTGTAAAGCGTTCTAAATTTAAAATGCTTTCTTCTGCCAAATCATTAAACTCCTAGTTAATACAACAATAAATATGCTATAGTATTTACCTAATAGGAAAACCGGTATGACAAACGAAGAAAGTCCTTTAAAAAAATACCGTAGACAACCTAAACTTTTTATAAACTTACCTAGTAACGGAAAATGGTATAATGAGTCGATTGTCTCTAACGGTGTTGTTTCTGATCTAGCAGTTTATAGTATGACTGCCAGCGATGAAATATTGTTTAAAACTCCTGATGCATTAGTAAACGGAGAAGCCACAGCTAGTAACATACGCAGTTGTGTTCCATCTATTTTAAATCCAATGAAACTTAGAGTATTAGACATCGATACATTATTACTTGGTATTAGAATGGCAACTTACGGTGAAACAATGACCGTACATAAAAATTGTATAAGATGCGGTGAAGATAATGCTTATGAAATTAATTTAAGAAATTATTTAGATTTTTTCCATACATTAGAGTATAAAGATCGTGTTCAAATTGATGACTTTATTTTTAATTTACGTCCATTAACATACGAAGAATGGACAGACATTCAAAAAACAAGTGTAGCTTATCAACGTGCAGTTTCTCAAGAAAGTGCTAATATCAAAGATGAAACTGAAAAAGAAAAATTTGTTCAAAGCATTGTTCAAAAAATTAATGAACTAACCGTAATGACTTTGTTTAGACAAATTGAATCTGTAGAAGTTGACGGACAAAAAGAAAGCAATACCAATGAAATAATTGAGTTTATGAATGAAAATGATGTAAAATATTTTACAAAAATAAAAGAAGTTATTGAACATAACACAACCGTTTGGCAAGTACCAACTGAAGATGTTACTTGCGAAAAGTGTAAACACGAAAGTAAATTAAAAGTTAGCTTAGACGCATCAGATTTTTTCGCAACAGGCTAACGACTTTAAATAACGATGCTATCCTATCGTTAGCCAAAGAAATGGAAAATGAAATAAAAACAATCAAGGATAGCGCATATAGAATATGCTGGTACATGAGAGGCAGCGTACAATATAACGACCTGCTATATAATACTGATATTGAAGATCAAGAAATTATGAGTAGAATTATTAAAGATAATATTGAAAATACAAAAAATTCTCGTATGCCGCTGCTTTAACGTGGTCCACTAACAGGTTGTGCCCTTGTGTAACTAGGATTATTATAATAGTCTGTATTTTGTAAACTGCGTTCAATATCTGCTTTCCTTGATACTGCATCTGAATTAGAACTTGTTGCATCAGTATCTGTTGCATTAGGATCTGTTGCATCAGGTTGAGTTGTTGGCGGTTGTTGGTTTTGTGT